CGGAGTTCCTGTTGCCCGTAAAAAAGGTCAGGTCTATATATCGACTTTAGAGCAAGATGCTGATGGCGGGATTTACATGAATTCGTATGGCTTAGTGAAAGCTAAACGGATTGCCACAGCCTTTATGTTAATTCGTAAAGACGTATTTGAGACCCTCAGAGACAATCATCCTGAGTGGAAATATCACGATGACCGAGTAGTAGATGGGCATCCAGACAAGTTCTGCTATTCATTCTTTGACTTTAAATCCACCCCAGAAGGCTATGTAGGCGAGGACTATCTTTTCTGTGACCGTGCTACGGCTCATGGCTACGAAGTATGGATTGACCCCACCATTAAGCTAGGTCATTTAGGAATGGAAGAGTTTGCAGGATCTTTTGGAGAAGAATTTTTATATCCACTGATTAAGCCAGTAGACTCCAAAAAGGATGCTGCGTAATGGCAACTAAGAAAAAAGGTGTCTCGCTTGCGGTTGGTCGTGGTGAAAAGTTGCCAGTATCAAAAGGTGCTGGGCTTACTGCCAAGGGTCGTGCCAAATATAATGCAGCTACAGGCTCGAAACTCAAAGCCCCTGCCCCAAACCCAAAAACGAAAGCGGATGCAGGGCGGCGTAAGTCGTTCTGTGCTCGTATGTCTGGAATGCCTGGACCAATGAAGGATGAAAACGGAAAGCCTACTCGTAAAGCAGCCAGTCTTAAAAGATGGAAGTGCTAAAAAGAAAGATGATATGAAAAAGAAAATTAAACGTTATCAAGAGGGCGGAATAACAATTAATCAGCAGAGTACTCCTGAGCTAAGTGCAAATCCACAAGCTCCTTCGGCATCGTCTGGATATTTTAGTAACACTACAAGCACTTATCCATTTCAATCTAGTTCAGCAGCGCCAGCCACGACAGATACTGGTTCTGGTGTAAACCAAACATTTAACATCCAGCCTTCTGCTCAAGATGGGCAGCCACAACAAATGAAACGTGGTGGTAAAGTTAACTCAGCATCCAGACGAGCAGATGGATGCGCAATTCGTGGAAAGACGAGGGCTTAAATTATGAGATACGCACCAGGAAAAGTACCAGCAAGACCATTACCAGCAGCACCAACAAGACCAGGCGTTAAACAAACAGTTACTGGTGCTCCAGCACAGGTTCCAGTTGGTAAACCAGCTCCAATTCCATCCTCTCTTATTAATACAAGACCAAGACCAGCGCCAACTATCCAACAACCAACAAGACCAGGAGTTAGGCCAATGGGTCCAGCGCCAGATAAAAATCTACCTTTTGTTATAAACAATAAACCAATTCCAGGAATAAGACCTCCTGGTACCCCAACTACGGGTGGTGGGTTACCAGCCCCTGGAATGGGAGGAAGACCAGGTCTACCAATGATGAAAAAAGGCGGCAAGGTATCCTCCGCTTCTAAACGTGCCGATGGCATAGCAGTTAAAGGTAAGACTAAGGGAAGGATTATTTAATGGACCAGGATTTATACGACATAGACCCAGAATACCGTAAAAAGTATGATGCGGATATGAAAAAGTACGCAAAAGAGATGGAAGCTAATGAGAAAAAAGCTAATGCTAGAGCTCAAAAAGCTGGATATCCAACTGCAGAAGCTGAAGAAAAAGCCCTGCGTCAAAAAGCTATTGAAGACCTTACTAACAAAAAAGGCACTAATTTAAACAAAGAGGCAGACCGAGCTATTCGTGGCGGTGCTGCTGGCTCTGGACTTGATATTGAAGGCAAAACTGGGCGTAATGTTAAGCCCAAGCTAAGAGCTGGTGGTATGGTTAGTTCCGCTTCCAAACGTGCTGATGGCTGTGCCATCAAAGGCAAAACCAAAGGGCGGATGGTCTAATGGAACAATTATTTTTAATTGGCTGGTCTGCTCTACTAACGGCGTTTATCGCCGTAATTGGCTTTGTTGCTAATGAAAAGAACACAAAGCTAAAAGAACTTGAGCAGTCATTAATTAATACTAAATTGGAGGTAGCTCGTGAAAACGTTACTCAAGCAGAAATTGATAAACTTAAAGAACACGTTGACCAACGCTTTAACCGGCTTGATTCAAAAATTGACCAACTTATTCAAAGCAAAATAAATGCCTAGCGTAAGCAAAAAGCAACACAATTTGATGGCGGCAGTCGCAAATAATCTTGCGTTTGCCAAGAAGGTTGGAATCCCACAGTCCGTGGGGCGGGAGTTTAACAAAGCCGACAAAGGCAAAACATTTAAAGAAGGTGGATATATGAAAAAGTTTCCAGATAAAAATAAAGACGGTAAAGTAACTAAAGCCGATATTCTTATGGCTAAAGGAGTTATCCCTGCCAAAAAAACAATGAAACACGGCGGTATGGCTCATTCAGACATGGCTAAAGACAAGCCAATGATGAAAAAGGTAGCAGCTAAAGCTGTCAAAGGTCATGAGAAACGTTTGCATGGCATGGCTAAAGGTGGTGGCGTCGAGATTAAAGGCAAAACCAAGGGCAAGATGATTAAGATGAACAAAGGCGGAAGAACCTGCTAACGTGACTAAGCGTGTAAATCCTGTCCCTTCTGTTCCAGCAACACCAGCTAAACAGAACCCTAATCCTACGGACAATGTTCGTAGGAGACCTGACGATCAAGGATTTCAATCTATTCTTGATAAATACACAAAAGATAAACCAGATAATTTTAAAGCTGGTGGCATGGCGTCTTCACGGGCAGACGGTATTGCAATGCGTGGTAAGACTAAGGGAAGGCTTGTTTAGTTATGGCTGAGCAAATAGGATTTAACTTTGATGAGCCTGAGCAGCCTAAAAAGGTAATGCGGGCTTTATCTGAGCTACCCAAAGAAAGCGCTGAAGAGATACAGAAGGCTAAAGAAAAAGCCAAAGAAAAGGCTATTTTAAGGGACGCAGAGGCTAAAGCCGAGCAAGCCAAAGAAACAACTAAAGAACGTAACAAAGCAGCTAAAGCAGGACAAGGTGCTTTAGACTTAAGTGGAGCTAATGAAGCCAAAGCTAAATTAAAAGCCATGGCACAAGAAGCTCGTGATATAAATAAAGATGAGCGTACATACAAACGTTTTGGTGAACCCAAAGGTGGTGGGGGTGGTGGATCAGGCGGAGCTGGTGGAGTTAAGTCTATGAAATACGAGCCGGTTAAATACGCTAAAGGCGGCAAAGTAAGTGCATCATCCCGTGCTGACGGTATTGCAATTCGAGGAAAGACAAGAGCATGAGACCAAGTCGTGGTATGGGCGCCATAATGCCTACTAAAATGGGTAAACCTAAGCGTAAGGCTCGTAGGGATGATACGGATTTTACTGAATACAAAGAGGGTGGTACGGTTAATAAAGCTGGTAACTATACGAAACCTGGTATGCGCAAGGCTTTATTTAATAGTATTAAAGCGTCTGCCACGCATGGTACGGGAGCGGGTCAATGGTCTGCTAGAAAAGCACAACTCCTAGCTAAACGTTATAAAGAAAAAGGCGGGGGCTATAAGTGAAATGGTCAGACAAGCGCAAAAAGTCGATCAACTGCGACAGCCCAAAGGGGTTCTCGGAGAAGGCTCATTGCGCCAGCAAAAAGAAGAAAATGGCAGGGGGTGGTTTAGCCGCATCGCAACGTTCTTTAAAAGCTTGGGGAGACCAGAAATGGACAACCAAGTCGGGGAAAAAGTCGTCCGAAACCGGAGAGCGGTACCTGCCAAAAAAAGCAATACAGGCACTAAGTCCAGCCGAGTATGCAGCAACGACAAAAGCAAAGCGGGCGGGAAAAGCACAGGGAAAACAGTTCGTGCCCCAGCCACAAAAGGTAAAAGCAAAAGTAAAACCATATAGGAAAATATGAGTACTTCAGGCACAACCACTTTTAATTTAGACCTTAACAACCTCATCGAAGAGGCATTTGAGCGTTGTGGCTCAGAGCTTCGTACTGGCTATGACATGCGGACTGCCCGCAGATCCTTAAACCTATTGACAATTGAGTGGGCAAACCGTGGTATTAACCTCTGGACTATTGAGCAAGGGCAAGTTGCAATGGTTACTGGACAAGGAATTTACCCTATTCCAATCAATACAATTGACCTTTTAGACCATGTAGTTCGCCAAAATAACGGTGTTACCAGCAATCAGATTGACATCAATATCAGTCGTATTTCAGAGTCTACATACTCTACGATCCCTAATAAACTGACTACTGGTCGTCCTATTCAGGTCTGGTTTAATCGCCAATCAGGACAGTCTAATTCAACCACTGTAACCCTAAACGGCACGATTGATGCTGTGACCACATCTATTACAGTTAGTGACGCCAGCACCCTTCCTATTGGTGGGTTTGTCAAAATAGACAACGAAACAATTAGCTACGCCAACGTTATTGGTAACGTCCTAACAAACTGCTACCGTGGTCAGAACGGCACTACAGCTGCAAGCCATACAACAGGCGCAGCTCTTACAGTACAGAACCTTCCGTCTATTAACGTTTGGCCCACACCCGATGCTGGTGGCGGTCCGTATACCTTTGTGTATTGGAGATTACGTAGGGTTCAGGATGCTGGGTCTAATGGCACTGTAGAACCTGATATTCCCTTTCGCCTATTACCTTGTATGGTGGCTGGATTGGCTTTCTATATGGCTCAAAAGCTACCAGACGGACAGGCACGAGTGCAATTTTTAAAGCAAGAATACGAGGAGCAGTGGCTCATGGCTTCTACGGAGGACAGAGAGAAAGCCGCTTCTAGGTTCGTTCCTAGGACGACTTTCTATGCCTAATAAATATAGTAGTGGCAAATTTTCGATTGCCGAATGCGACCGATGCGGTCAGCGGTATAAGTTAAAGGAGCTACGGAAGCTTGTTGTAAAGCAGCAAATAAAAAATATTAAGGTTTGCCCTAGTTGCTGGGACCCAGATCAGCCGCAGTTGTCGTTAGGTTTATACCCAGTTGACGACCCACAAGCTGTACGGGAACCACGCCCTGATATAAGCTATCAGGTATCTGGAAGTAGCGGTTTACAACTGAATGGAAGTAACGATAATACCGAAGAAGGTGTTGGTTTTCCAGAAGGTGGTAGTAGGATTTTCCAGTGGGGATGGAACCCCGTTGGCGGTGCTAGAGACGATGGATTAACCCCCAACAACTTAGCTCCAGAAGGTCAGGTAGGCAGTGTAACGGTAACAACAACATAAGGAGTTTAAAATGTTTAAGAAAGACGCAGATGGGATTGCTAAAAAAGGCAAAACCGAAGGTAAAAATTTAGGTGATAGC